CTTGCTACTTCCTAAATAACCGGTTGATCCGTATTTTTCAACATTAGTTTTTTTTATTTTTTCCTTTACGGAATCAATTTTCATCTGATGATTAACACCGTATTTTTCCATAATAGTTTTTTTAGACTTGTTTAAATTTTCAGGTGTCGCGCATTTCACTGAACAGTAATCATTTACTGTATAAGCGTCTTTAAAACCATTAAATTTCAAGTCGCCACCACACGTTTTGCATGGTTTTGGGTGAGAGCTGAGATTATTAACCCACCAATAAAATGCTTCAGATAAATCTTTTCTTAGATTTGACACTTCATCTAAAAGACAATGCTTTTCTAAAACGCGCTTAATAGATCTTTTGTCTATTCTGCCGGTTGAAGACATTGTTTCCTTAAGTATTAATTCTTTTTTTGTCACCATACACCTAGATCAAATATTTGATAGTTTAAAAAATAGGCGGCTTAGCCGCCTATTTTATTATTTTAACAATGATTCAAGAAATTTCTTAATTTCTATTTTAAGGTATTTTTGTGCCTTAGCATCATTTACTACTGCCTCTGCAAGTGACATTATTTTTTGATTTTCAACTGATTCCCTTATTACGTCTGGATAGCAGCCGGGACCTGATGGCGATGCAACAATATCCAATGTAACGAAAGAGAAATCTTCCACTATTCCTTCGTTTGTGACATTACCTGTGCCTCTACTCGACACACCAAGTTTAACTCCACCGTCTATTAAATTTTTAGCTATTTGGCCGGAAGGCGTATTAAGAATCTTGCATTTACCCATCGCATTATCTCCATCCATCCACGCTTCAGTAATTATATGTGAAACGTTTTTAAGATCAATGCTTAGGTTATCAGGGTGATTCAATTCACCCATGATAAATGTTTTTTCTGTTATCTTTTGTTTAATTAAAGAGACCGCGTTTTCAATCTGAGCTCTAGGATAAATTCTTTTATTTAAATTTTGTTGCTCAGCGGCCATCATTCTTCCAGACAAAAAGAGATTCTTGTGTTCGTCTCTTGATTCAATTAACTGTGCCTCAGCTGGCGAAAAACGCTCTATTAATACTTGTTGTGCCATTATTAGTCTCCCCCCTTATAGTGCCAAATAGACAATATATTTATAAGCCTAAATGATTTATTTATGATTTTTAGTACTCACTTATTATGCCGCTAGCGGTGCTTCTGTTGGCCCTGTTTCAGGCGTAGAAGGGAATTCACTTGGGCCAGCTGATAAATCTGGAACAGTAACTTCAGGTCTAGACTCATACGCAGCTGGATCATACATTTGCTGTAACTCATCAACCGCAGGTGTATCAGTTATCTTTTTCTCTTGCTTTAACATTACTTCATTCATTTGAATTTCATCATCAGTTAAGCCTAGATACCTCTTAAGAATGAATCTCTTGCTTAGATACTTGACCCCTTCAAGTGAATTGAAGCTATTAATTAAATCCGCATCTAGTGCAGCAGTTCTATAAATTGCAAAGTTTTGAGGATCTGGCAGCTTTAATTTAAATAGGTCTGGATCTATATTAATTCCAACGGTTTTTAGATATCGTTTAAACTGTGCGTCAAACACTTCTGCAACAGAAGACTGAAGTCTCATTATATAGTTAGCAAATCTAAGCTCTTCGATGTAGGCTATTCCGACCTTTCCATCGTTTACTTGCGCGCCTTGCGCGTCTTGCCCCTTCATGTAGGATGTTGGGACTCTTAGTGCTCTAAATACCTTATTTAAAAAGTAATCTAATTCAGGGATTTCCCAGTTGGCGCCGGCGGGCAATGTTTCTACCCTTGACCCTCTTCCAGAAGGTGTAATCCCAAAGAAAAAGTCCTCAGAGATTGATTCTGGATTGTACTGACTATCAGTTTGATTTGCATTTGCCGTGTTAGGAATCCTTTTTTGCCGTATGTCATTTTTAATTTGTTCAAGGTACTGCTTAACTCTTTGTGGCGGCATATTTCCAACATCAATATAAAATACCCTTCTTTCTGGAGCTCGTGTTATTCTATAAATGATAGACGCATCTTCTAACATAGTAAGCTTTTGCCAATCCTTATATGCGGACTGCAGAACAGATAGACCAAATGGTGCGCTGTCGCCCATTTCATTTGAAAGCGAAAAGTGAATCATTCCTGCGACAGGAATGATTTCAAGAGAGTCAACTTGGTTGTTTACACCTCTGCTGCTGACGGTGTTCTTAAAACTAGATGGACGCGTGTGATATGATACTGGAATCCCATCTTCACTTATTTCTATACCAAGAACTCTAGTAGGATCAATATACTCCCATCTTTTTGTATCTGAGGTTTTTCTAAAAAAGCAATCACCATATTTTGTCATGACGCGACATATGCTAAAAACTCTAGAACCTATCTCTTGCAAAGAGCTCCAATGTCTAAGTGAAGCTCTGAGAGTAGTTGCAACGTTATCCGATACATCCTGATTACCTTCGGTCTGATATTCTATGATGAAAGGAAGGTTCGTTCTTTTATCTGGGTTCGAAATTTCTTCTGCAACAATGTCAAGCGCACGGGCAACATCACCAGCATCCATTGCCTCATATTGCTTATATCTCTGCATTCTAGCAGTTGCGCCCTTAAGAAGATTTGAGAACCATGACACTGTCGCAAATGAAGCATATCCTGCGCTATTAAGGTTCATGCCATCATCTAGGCTAATACTGGGCTTTTGTGTGTAAGCGGTTTTAGCACTTGGAGGTGTAATTATTCTCCAATAATTAACAAATGAGGCCATTTATATTTCCCATTATGATGCAGTGACATATGAAAGCCCTGATGGTATACTGTTCATGTCACTTAAACTAAAAGATGAATTTCTTCCCGTTGTTGCTACTGGCATAGCAGACTTACTTTTTTCTTCTGTCGCCAATTGCAGTATTCCCACTATCTTTACAATATTATCTGCTATTACTTGAAGTTTTTCATTTGCAGATGTATCAACCATATTTACTATGCCAGATGATCTAACATTTCTATTTATATCTTCTCTATCTTTAGTTGGTTGAGGCTGCTGAACTATAGGTTCTTTTATGATGCCTGGACTTCCTTTTACAGACGACATTATGTTGTCCCAGCTACTATAAATCCCAGAACCCAATCCAAATAGTCCTCCCATCAAAGCGCCAATGGGACCACCTGTTAGAAAGCCACCACCAGCTCCTACAGCTGTATTTGCTAGCACAGAGGACAGCGCGCCCAAACCTGTACTTCCAGTTGCAGACTCGACTTTTCCAGCAATGTCAGCATTACTTAACAATGTGGTTCCTGCTATTGCTGCTAGTCCAGTTCCTACTTTTCCAACTGTTAGTACTTTCCCAAGCAATCCACCTCCCTTGCCAGGGGCTTTTGACGGAGCGCCTTCGCCTTTTTTACCGAAAATCATGTCAGACAGATTTCCTAAAACCCCTTTGCCGCCAATCAAACCAAGTGCTTTTGATGCCGCAAGTGCTTGAACTGCTACAGCTGTTAATGAAAATGCAGCGCCACCAGCAGCTATAACAAGACTATTTTTAATCAAGCTAGATACTGACTCAATTACGTTTTGAAATGCTGAAATGGCGGGCACACCCATTCCAAGCGCCCTAGCTAGTTCTGCTGCCTTATCGGTCACTTGAATGTTTGCTCTTTCTGCAGTCGAGAATCCTTGGGCTTGTGTAATAATATCCCCACCAGCTCCAGCAGGACGTAGCGCCTCTATCATTGTCTGCTGAATCATGCTTGATCCCAATCCAACATCAGCAGCACTTCTAAGTTGCTGCTCTATGGCTAGCCCCATTCTTTTACTTATTTCTGCGAATTCAGCTCCCTCTTCAGCAGTTCTACCAAGTCCCTTCATTGATAGTTGGAAATACCTCTGCGCTGCTTCGTCACCCAGACCGAGTTGTTTAGCAAGCACCATACCTTTGGCACCCTCCCTAACCCGGGTTGTTACTGCTTCCCTTTTCTGAGCCTCTTGTGTTCTTACTAATTCCTGTGCTTGCTGTGTAGATAAACCAAGTTGTACGTAATTGTCCCTTAATGCTATCAACTGCTTTCCATAAACTTCAGCTCTATCACGATCCATTCCTAACAGCATTCCTTGAATGTCTGTGGTTCCTAATAGTTCCGCATTTAGTGACATGTACTCTTTTGCAGATAAATTAACAATGCTGGATATATTCTTAAAGGAATCCATAGACTCTTCTATGAATTTGTTTAAATTCTCACCACTTCTGATATCTATACCAGCAAATATGCCTGCTTCTATCGCCGGCCCAATTATCTCTGAAGCCTGCTTTAAACTATACCCAAATGCTTCAAACATTGGTTTAAGCGTACCAAGCAGTTCATTTCCGGCTTTAGGGCCATAAATTGCTAGCGCTCTTTTATTTTCTTGCAGAAATGCGACAGTTTCATCAAAGGACAT